AACGGCTGAGGCTTTGTACCTTTTTTGGCTATGGTCTTTTGGACAGCATAGGCCGCGCCCTCGTCTCCTAACTTTCTCTTAGCCCATTGCTTTAACGGTCCGATAGGCGCCCAATGTGGAACGCTCCCGAACTCTACAGCGGCCGCATACTTCAAAGCCGTACCAACTATATAAGTAACCCGCGCAGCTTGGCCCCTGAGCCTTCTGCTAATCTTAACGGATCGCGCTTGCCTTTGTACTTGTATGGATGAACCTAACCGGCCCAGGTTGTGGGGTGCTTTACGTGCTGCTAACTGCTGGACCTCTAAGGCAGCGTACCCGGTTTCCTGCTCTATCTTCTTAGCCACTCGGCCGCCGTAGGCCGATAGGTCGCGCATGAGCTTGTCTATTTCGCGCTGGTCTACTTTGAACTCTATACGCACTACGCTTGCCGCTCTACTGCCTGGAAAGTTACGAAGGCCCTATCTGGCCCCTCTATGGCTGGACCGTCTACGCTTAGGCTTCTGCCCCGGTATTCTATTCTAAATACATCGCTGGGAAAGTCTGGGCCGTCAATATCTCCCGACCAATCCAATCGGGACCGCATGGTAATTTCATACCTGGCCACGTTCAGTACTCGCGCATCGTCCGCGTTCTTAGAACTGCCTAACCGCTTGACGTTTGCCCAGTCCGTAAAACTTACAGATTCCTTAGACCGGAAGCCGCCCATACTATCCGCCTGAGTAGTGTAGGCGTAGCACGTTACTTGTTCATTTAATAACCCCGGATTCATAGGAAGAGCTTAGTACGTTCCTTAGCCAGCAGGCTGTTTAGATCCGCCTTAAGGTTACTTACTATAGTACCCGTTACGCTTATGCCTCGGTTCTGGTACAGCTCGGCGCATATCTTAATAATAGCCTCTTTTACGTTCTCGGTAACGTAGGACAGTTGGGCCACATAATTAACCGTATAAGTAGAGTAGGCCGTAGGCGAAGGAATGCGAAGCCGTCCCCCGGTTAGTAGATAGTAGTCCGTATCTGCTGTTAGGGTAGTGTTCGCCCCTTCCAGGTCCTGACCTACTACGGAAGTAATAGAGCTTACCGGACCCATAGGAAGCACGTATCTAAGCTCTCCGGCGTCCATGTCTCGGTCGTCATCAAAGTCCCAAAGGATCGCCTGCATTCGGTTCTCGTTCAAGCTCTGGCCTATGTAGGTCTCTACATATCTGGTTGACGCCTCTAACTGCCTATCTATTAGGTCATCTTCGCCGGTAATGTTTACGGCGCGGGCATAGGTGCGAAAGTCTGCACGGCTGATAATGTTAGCCGTAGTAACCGCCGTTACTGTATGGTCTATTCTCATGCTTCAAAGTTACGGCATAAGAAAGCCCCGCATTACACGGGGCTACCACCAAACCACTAAACAGACATGGAAAACATGAAAGTAAGCTGACGCAAAGATAGGGCAATAAAAAAGCCCCCGGAGGGGCTTGTCTTACTTGTTGATCCTCCAACCCTCTAAGGTTAGCAGCGTTTCGTGCTGTTGGTTGCCTCTTTCCTTTATCCAGTTGTTCAGGTTGTTCTCAATCTCTTCTGAGGTTCCGATCTTGTTGCACTCCCATCCAAAGGTTGAGTTGTCTGCGACCATCAGGTTTGATCCATCGATTGTGCGCTCTACTTTGTTTCCGTTGAGCTCGTCCTGCATGAAGATTGTAACTGAAAGCATGTCGGTGTTTTTAGGTTGTTTGATGTATCAAAGGTGCAACGCCTCCATATACCCTACAAGCATTTTAACATTTGCGCCCAGACTTTAACATTTGAGCATAAAAAAAGGGGACCGAAGCCCCCTTAGTAAGTTACACTACTCTACTATGTAGGAGTAATGATGTACTTGACGTTCGCGTACGTGTCGGTAAATACCGCGTTATCGTGCTTACGAACGTGCGCCAGGCGCTCCTCTACGCGGACAGTAACCAGGTTTTTCTGAGCGTTGTCAGAGTCCTGAGGGAAGAACTGTACGGAAGGTGCAGAACGCTGGAACAGCTGAGACGCTGCGGCCTTGTCAAACACGAAGAAAGAACCTTCTGCTACTGCTGAGCTGTGATAAACAGGCATACCGAAGAGGGTATAAGTGTTCTGAACAGCGTCAAAGTAGTAAGGCGCTACGTACTGGCCGTTAGATCCCTTGGAACCGATCATAGCGAAGAAGTCGGTAGGGTTCACCATTACACAGTCGGCCATGAAGTCCTGAGAAGCCAAGTAGCCGGAAGCCGCTTGAATGCAGTCCCAGTTGTTAGGCTCTTCCCAGTTGGCTGTAGTGCTGAGGTCATTTGAATCAGCAGCAGCGGCGGCAAGTCCGTAGAGGTTAGTACCCGTTCCGTCTCCAGTAAGCAGCTGGCTGTCTTCCTGGTTCATGAGCAAGCGTGTAAGCTCGTACGAAAGGTAGGAAGTCATGCCGCTGATATCGTCCAGCATCTGCGTAGAGATGCGAGCGAAAGCAGCAATTACCTGAGCGTTAAATGTCTGCTCGGCCATGTCCTTGTCGATCTGGTTCTTTGCAAGACCCTCGGTCTGGTTGCCGGCTGTGCCTTCGCCGCCAGTTACCTTAGCATACCGTACGCTGTCTCCGATCATTGTTCCCTGGGGAATGAAGTTACGGACACGGTTAGGACGGTCTACGTCTGGAAGGATGGGCAAACGAGTTTGCTCGGCTACGTCTCCGGTAGTGGAAGCCGCGAAGGTCATAGTACCCACAGTCTTAGTGAGCATACCGGGAATACGAATACCCTTATGAATTGAAGGATCGTTCTTGTAAGCCTCGTACTCTGGGTTCTCTACGATACTCTTAGCCATAGCCTCGGAAGTAGTCAGCTCGGCCGCCTTTGTTGTAGCCATACCATTCTTGGTAAGCTCTTTTAGACGAGCGTCCAGCTTGTCGCTGTGCTTCTGTACTTCCTCGCTGTTGCCTTGTACCTCTTTAACCAGGTCGGTCAGCTTGTCGATTTGGCCTCTGTAATCAGCTTGGCCCTTTGTGATTGCATCGATGCGGCCGTTCAGCTCTTCTCTGGTTTTTTCTACAGAGCTGGAAACGTCCGAAGCAATCTTATTCAGTTGTTCTTCAGCATTCATTTTCTTGAAAAATGCAGGGTTAGACTTTATTTGAATTGATGCGGTTCCAAATGTCCAGCAAATCCGGCTCGGTTTCTTCGGAGTGCGTGTGCGGCTCCTCTGTTACGAGTGAACTAAGCGCCTTCTGTATTTGGGTGCATTCGATCTCAAGTTGTGTAAAAGCCTCGTCCGTCAAGGTAGAACCCGACCGGAGTAGCTTTTGCATTTTGCCCAGGCGTTCTACAAGGTTACTAACCTCGTCCCCGGACTTAACCGATACTGTAGGCGTCTCGGCGTTGGCCCCTATGACCACGCTTGAACCTTCCCACAATTTAGCCTCGGTAATGGTGCGGACGCGCTCGTACTTGGGCTTGTCCTCGTCATCCATCTCGTAAGCCATCTTAACAATAGAAAAGCCTACGGAATGCTCGTTAATTATTCCAGCCTCGTAATAGGCCATCACGTCCCGGCCCTTTGCACTATCGACCAGCTTACTAACGAAGTATAGGCCGTAATCGTCTTCTGCAAGCTCCATTAGCTTACCGATAGGCTCGTAGCTTGAATGGCTCCAAAGGTGAGCAATACGCCCTTTTCCGTTGGGTCCGTTCTCAGCAATAGACTTAGAATAAGCGCCCCTGGCCATTACATCGTTGTGGCTGTCTACGTTCCCGAACTTAGAGAAGTAGCCAGACACTACGCCCTTTTTTCCGTCCACGTCTTTTACAATCATGGAAGGATCGTTAAAGCCCTTATGCAATAGCGTACCGCTCATACTCTTTTCTTCTTCGTCTATTATACTCTTTGCCCATCGCTTCCCGGCCAAGCCGCCCCAAAGTAAATACGAAATAGTCCCGCAGGCTTTCGTATCGCTTTCATCGTAATAAGTTTCCGCCCTGCTTAGATAACTGTACATCCGTTTAACGGTGTCGTAAGTTATCGCCTCCCTATTGGCCAGCTGCTGCGCTCTGACCTTACCTACCTGAGTGGCGCACCTATTATTAACTGCTTCATTTAGCTCTATCCCCCTCTTCGCGTTATTACTTACCGCATCCGGATAGTTCTTATAGGTCTTAGCCATTCCGATACAAAATTACATAGAGCGAAAAACTACATTTCGCTAAACATCGGCTGCCCATCGTCCCGGACAAAGGCCACAGTACAGCGACAGTTGCAGCGGTTTTTAGCCCCTCCGTTCGGGTCCCCTGGGCGCATCATCTTAATGCCTTGCACGTTAAAAGGTTTGTCCCGGTCCACGGTCTGGCCGTTCATTACTCTATGATCCGCCTCGTCTCTGGGTATATATCGGGTTCGGCTATCCATCCGGGCTATCCAGACCTTTTTAAGCTGTAGTCCTAACTCGTCCGCTATGCTTTGGCCTCCCGTGTCCGCCCCGTAGTTAGAAGCTGTTAAAACCTCGGTCCGCGCTATTAGTTCAGATCTCCACTTGGATACATTCCGCCATTCAATAGGAACCCGTTTATTTAGGCGCTCCATAGTTTCAAAGATGCTTAGACCCTGGTCTAAACTTTCTGCTATGATTCGTTGAATAATGCGCTTTGCCGCTACTTGGCTGCTGCCTATTATAGAGGTTATATAAGTGGCCGCCTCAGTATCTACATACTCTAACATCTGAGCGGTCCAGATATATTGAAAGTCCTCTAAGGTCATTTCCTTAGAGCTGTCTGCCTCTCGCTTAATCTGATTGTAGGAACCCGTAGCAAAGTCTACCCCTACCTCCTGGTATAAATCAACAAACGCCGCTTTAAGATCGTCCCTACGGACCAGAGTAGTAACAGCGCTTAGAACCGCCTGCGGGTCAGTAGCTAACTTCAGATACTCTAATAAGTTTCCTATTTGGTCGTTTAGCGCCTTGTTAAAGACCTTGTTATACTTACGGACATAGCGCCCCCGCTTGCGGTCGTTACGGGTCCAGTACTTGGCCCCCTCCCGTTTAGTCATTCGGCAAGCTATCGCCGTTTATCTGCTCGGCTATTTGTGGGGCATCTAACCCACTCAGCGAAATAGGAACACGGCCAGCCGGCATATATATTTCGTCCATCATTGGGTCCGCCTCCCGTTCATAACCCATTTTTTCGCGAGCCTCGTTAGGTGTCAGCCAATAGGAAACATTAAGCCAGTTGGCCAGTTCCTGCATATCCGGCTGAAGCTCGTTTATATTAGACTGGTCTACTTTAAAATAGACGTCTCGCCCTTTGAGGTCTGGGTACTTCGGTAAGAGCTTCCGAGACAGTTTGCCGTATATCCGGTCGGCCATAGGCAGCACGGCGTCTGTATACATCTGCTTACGCGCTTCCTTTAGGTTGCTGTAGGTCTTGCCTATCTCGCTATTAAATAGCTGGCTCGGCACATGGTACACATTACAGACATCTACTAACGTCATCTTAAGCGTGTCCATTATAGCCAAGTCCACGGCTGACAGACCGAAGTTTATGTAACCCAAATTGCCCGAAGTTACGGCTATGGTCCCGCTGTTCTTCGTGCCGCTCATCTTGCGGAACTTGGCTTCTAAATTCCTTTGCTGTACCTCGGTTAGAGTATCGGTTATACCCTCCATACCCTTGTCATAGAGTACGCCCGGAGGTCCTAAGTTTTCCAAGCCCTTTTTATTGGCCTCGTACCCGCTGTTACCCGTCTCAATACTACGCCAAGCCGAACGGATCGGGGACATACCGTACCGCTCTTGCCCATCGCCGTAGATGTATTGGGCGTTCTTAAAATGTATGATTTCGTCAGTAGTAAACTCGGCGCCCTCTACATTCCCCCAGAGGCTCATAGTATAACCGGCTACGGGTGTTCCCATATCGCCGCCTACTACGTCCATGAACTGAGAAGGTAGAACGTACATATTTATAGGCCGCCCCGCGTTAGGTCCATCGGCCGGGGAAGTGCAGTAGTCGTAAGCGTTACCAGTAATTAAAAGATAACCGGCCAGCTGCTCTATAAAATCGAACTTGCTTTGCTCTTCGTTGGGTTCGTATATCAGGTCTAAAGCCGGGTGATCTAATTCTACTTTTTCGCCGTTTACGTTCTCTATTAACTTAACATCCAGCGCGGCGGTCTTT